CTCGTATACGCTTCTGCGTATGCGAGGATTTCATGTAGTTGTCTCTATTTTGGAGACACAATTGGTGGACGGGGGTCCGCCCCCGTTCTACCGTTTGCCGGAGCACTGGGGCCAGCCCCAGTGTTCCGGACTATGTGTATTTGTATACTATATATTTTCTTGACTAGGTATCGAAAGTGTTAAACCAGCTTTCACTCAAATCTTGGAAATGACATTATCCCAAGTCGTCTTTTGATGATTTTACCGGAGATCATGAGTGTATATGTCGTGCACAATGATTGATAGACTCTTTTGAGTCTTTACTCCCCCCCCCGTTTACGGGGACCATTAGGTATCGGAAGTGTCAAACCAGCTTCCAAATCATGTGAAAACATGATCGACCTTTCCGAAAGAAAGAATTCACTACTCATATTTTAGGAAATAGGAGTTAAGATCTGTAATCAACAGAGACCCTTCGGTAGGAAGTAAACATACCAAAGTCGATTCTGGCCGGCGCCAAAGGCAAGTAACCAGACGTCGCTAACCCGTTACGAAAACGCGGAAATTATTGTCGTAGGGATGAAGCGATTCCCAATGGCTCAGACTACATATGTTTGTGGCACGTGTGAATTCGGTCGCACAATAGCCATTCAAAAGTTTCTTTTGCTCATAGAAGATGGAAGAACTCCCTTCTAGGCTTCCCTTAATAGGGTTTGGAGGTATTGATGAATATGTAAAGGAAGTTCATCGATGTACGTGGACGGTATGGAGCAGCATTTAAATTATATTCCATCTGTTGACAAAATGACTTTTGAATCAGCTCGTTTTTGATCCTATCTGTCCATGCAGATTTGCAAAGCGAGTGCTATCCTTGTTGATACTAGCGAAGGCTTGAGTTGGTACAACGTGCAAGGAAAGTATCGAGCTCTCTTGTAGAGTTAATGGAAAGACCTGGCGCTGTGTGGGCTAATACCCCCCTCAGCATCAATACAGCAATGAAGTTACTACTAGCCAAAAACCCAGTTCCTTTAACCCCAACACAGATAGTAGTAAGCCAAAGAGGATGATTTCTCTAACAGAAGAACCGTCACTTTGGCCGTGTAATTGTTGGTTGTTATTTGTTAAAGTGATTAGTATGTGTATGATTCCCAATTCAAGTTTTGTGTGGGATTTGATATATTTGTTATTGTTCAATTGTATGTTTGATGTTAATTTTTGTGTAAATGTTTGTTGCGCTGTGCGCACGTGGATATTAACTTTTAAGTTTCGACGGAGGACATTTGAGGAACAACTTGGTATGCGTTTGCCATCCTTCGTAACACCCGATTTTATTGCGCGGGAAACCACTCTGTTGCTAGCTTTAAAAGCAAGTATAAGCTCTAGTAGTGACAAGGCAGGTGTTATTGC